CATATCGCCGGCTTCATAGACGCCGTCCGACTGATAAAGCCCTCGGTGCTGCGCCACCGGAAAATGAAACGGCACCTGATAGAGCGTGCCGCCAGCGGTCTGTATCTCAAGCGCAAAAATGCGCGGGTTCTCCGGGTCTTGGACGGCGCCGATGTGCTCGATGCCATCGGCCAGCAGCCGCCAGTGCTCGCTGCTCTCGGGTGCGCTGTTGGTGCGCTCGCGGGCCTGCCACAGGCCACCGAGCGCCGTCACAATCTCGCCGGCCGCGTAGGTATGATCGCGGATATGCCCGTGGACTTCTGCGATATGGCCGTCTTTTCCGTCCTTTGGCGGGGGCAGCGCGGCGACCTGGGTGGCGATCTTTTCGGGCAGCGCCTGGGCGGCGGCCGCGACTTCGCCGGCCAGCTGGCGGACGCTGTCGACGGCCTGCTCGGTACGGGTCCGGGTCTCGCTGATCGCCTCGGCAGTCTGGATCCGCGACATATCGGCGGCCTGGGCGATCGCCTGTTCGGCGCGGGCTCGGGTCTCGCTGATCGCCTCGCTGACCAGGGCACGGGCCTGCTCGGCAGCGGCGCGGATCGTATCCTCGGCACGGGCGCGGGTTTCGCTGATCGCCTCGGCGCTGATCGCACGCACGACGGCGGTTGCCTGCACGATCGCCTGCTCAGTGCGGACGCGGATGTCGTCGAGTGAAGTGCGCGCGTGCTCGGCGGCGACCCGGACTGTGTGCTCGGCGTAGGAGCGGTAGGGCTCGATCGCGCTGCGCATGTGATCGGGCAGCGCGATGCGCTCGGCGTCGATCTGGGCCGCCTGGATCCGCAGCGCCTCGGCCGCCTGGGTGATCGCGTCTTCGGCGCGGTGGCGGGTTTCGTCGACGTGGTCGCGCATGCGCTGGACGGCATCGGCCAGGCGCTCGCCGAACTCGTCTTCGAGCGCGGTCAGCCGGTCATCAAACGAGGCCGCGCGCTGCTGGCTCTCGACCCGCAGCCGGCTCAGAACCGGGGCAAGGTGCTCAATGGTAAGCGGTGCTAACCCGTCCATAGATCAGCTTGCGCTCGGCGTGGCGGCGGGCCAGCGCGGAGTGACGATAGGGGATTTGCGGGCGCGGCAGCGGCGCGGGCTCGTCGCGGAAAACTTGCTCCATCAGCGCCGCCGTCAGTTCCTGATCTGGGTCTGGGAACGGGAACGGATCCAGGTCCAGGTCCATCAGATCGCGGGTCGGCGTCTGGGCCTGCGGCGGCGGCTTCAGCCCCGGCATCGGGTTGAGATCGCTGCGGGTCGCCAGCTGCTGCACCGGGGTCATCTGCTGCTGCATGAAGACCGTGTCACCACCCTCGACCTTATCCAGGCCTTCGACCTTGCGGGCCTCGTTGGGGGTACGGATGCCGCCCTGGACCGAGCGCGCCAGCGCCTCGATGCGCTCCTTGAACTCGCCCTTGAACAACGCGTCCTGGTCGAACTCAAGAAATTCGCGGCGCGCGTCCATGCCGAAATACTGCGATATCCGCCACTCGATCGCCTTCATGTGCGGCGCCAGGCACAGAGAGAAGTAATTGCGGCTCATCTGCTCGCTGGACCCGGTGGACGCCTTGCTGGCGTCGCCGAGCATGAAGACCGGGATGCGGTAGACGCGGGCGATATCCTCGACCGAATAGCGCAGCTGCTCGATCAGCTGGGCCTCGACCGCGGTCATCGTCAGCGGCGACCATTTCAGCCCCTCCTCGAGGACCGCGATGTCGCCGGCCCCTTCTTCGCCAGCAAAGAATTTCTGGAAGCGTTCCTTGATCCGCTGCGCGGTCTGTTGATCGATTTTGCCGTCGCTCTGCAGCACGCCCGACGGCCGCGCCATGCGGGTGAAGAAGCGCTCGGACTGCCGCAGGATCGCGAGCCCAGCCGACGCCGAGCGCGCCGCGCCCACCAGCGGCGTGATGCCGGTCAGCGGATCGCCCATCGTCTGCATGCGGTGATGAAGGATCGCGCGCGGCGGAATCAGCCGCTGGGTGTCGAGTTCGGCCATCGGCTGGGCCGAGACCTGGTAGAAATAATCGGCCGAGCCCGGCACCCGATAGGGCCAGACGAAGTCGGGGAACAGGCAATGCAGCGTGTCGAACTGGTTGCGGCGGTTGCGCAGCCCGTAGATGTAACCGTTGCCCCGGTACAGCTGCGAGGAGATCAGCCGCTTCATCAGATCGAAGCCGGTCTCGTATTCGTTGGGCTTGTCGAGGATGCTGCACGCCCAGCTGTCCAGCACCTCCTGGCGGGACTCACCGTTGTCGCGCCAGTGCCGCATCTGCAGCCGGGCGATGTCGGAACTGATGATGTCGATCGCCGCGAACACCGCTGGGTGCGTGACCAGCGCGTAGTCGGTCGGCGGGTCGCGGCCGGCCTGATACCAGTTGTCCGGCCAGATCAGCCGGAGATTGACGCCACCGAGGAAGCCGAATTGCCGTTGCAGCCAGCCCTTGAAGCGGGGCGGAACGAAGCGGGCGAGGTTCAGCGCCACCGGCCGCCGATCAAGGCGAGGCAGAACCGGACGAAGCAACGCGGGATCACGTCTGCGCCGTTGGCGACGGTGTAAATCACCGGGCCGCTCGGCTTACGCGCCACGTCCGCTCTCGCGACCCGTAGGGGGCCGGAACGGTTTCCGGCCCCGTTGGGGTACGGGCAAATCGGCTTTCGGCGTCCTACGGTCCCCCCAGGCCGGCCTTTACCGCGTTCGCCGGCCGACGTGCGACGGGTGCGAGGTGTGCACCCGCGAAGTCATCGGCGGCGTGCCACCGTGCGGCAAGGCTTCCTCGCCGCCATCCTCGCCTTCACCGGGCGGCTCGGGCAGCGTCTCGCCGAGCGGCGGATCGCCGCCGCCTTCATCGGGCTCCTCTGGCGGTGGCGGCGGTTCGTAGGGAACCAGCGCCATCCACTTCGTCCAGTAGGCGAGGATTTCGTCATCGTCGGGGCTCACGTCCTCAACGATGTGCCCGCCCTCGATCCACTCGCCATGCCAGTAGACGCGGTAGCGGGTCAGGTGCTGCGCCATGTTTACGGAGCCGCAGGCGTGCCGAGGCCGGCGCCGACGACAGCCCAGGTCACCGCGACATCGTGCCGGCGGTTCCAGGTGTGACGCATCCTGATGCGCAGGAAGATCATGTCATTCTGGAACGCCGAGTAGTACGGCAGACCAGCGCCCGGTGGCCCGATTTGGTTTGGCGGCAGCGGCGCCGCCCCCCCAGGCACCGCGGAGTAGATCGAAGCGTGCTCCGAGGCGTCGAGCAGCGGCAGCATGTCCTCGGCCCAGATCAGTTGGCTCGCGTCGACCAGAGCGTAACCCGTGTTGGTCGCCGGCACAGGGCCAGCCGGCGGAATGAACGGGATCGCGATATTGGTCGAATCGATGATCGGGTAGCCCAGCAGCGTGCCGGCGTCGATCTCGGCCTTGAACACGAACACGTCGATCTGCGAGCGCAGCAGCCGCAGGTATTCCTTGGTGCGGGCGTGCATGATCCAGACCGGCGCCAGGAACGGTATGTTCGCCAGCCGCAGCGCCATGATCATGTTCTTCAGCGCGGTCGTCGCGTCGGCGACGGCGGCAGGCCCTTGCGTCGTCTCGTCGTCAAACCGGCCGCCAATGTTCTGCGCGACAGGTGCGGACAGGATGCCACCGGGCGGCGAGGCCCCGACGCCAGCCGCAGCGGTCGAGAAGAAGTTGGTGTCGATGGTCCGCGCGGTGCCTTCGACCATGTCATCGCGAACCAGCATCTCGATGCCAGGGTCGGAGCGGTGCATCAGTTCGTTGGTCATCGGCACGATGACGGCGAGCTTGGCCGGGGTCAGCTGCAACTGACCAAAGGTCAGCTGCTGGACCCAGATGTTCTGCCCTTCCCCGATGTAGCCACCGGTCACCCCACCGGTCTGGCGCGGGATCAGCAGCGTGCCGGCCGCGTTGAACTGCAGCCGGCGCATCGACGGCAGGCGGGCCGCGATCAGCATCGGGCGCAAGAGCTCGATGAACTCACCGCCCATGTGCTCCAAACGCACCAGGAAACCGCCAGCCGAGCCACCGGGCAGGCCAGGTACTGACGTGGCACCCGGCGGCGGCGGGGCCATCGAACCCGGTCCGCCCATCGCTGGATCTGTCGCAGCGCGGCCGAACCAGTTGGCGTAGGCGATCGTGTCGGCGAGATCGTCGTCGCCCCAGCGCTGGCGCGCGTATTCGGCAGCGTTCCAACTCCCGGCAACACAGCAGGCGATCGCCCACCGCGTAAAGCCAGAGCCCTTGTACTCGTCGCGCCGCCGCATCTCGATATGCGGGCGTTCGCGGACTGCCGGCAGCTGCACCGTGCTCCCCGGACGGTTGCCAGGGATCAGCGCCGGCACCGGGGCCGCGCGGCGCATCAGCATCTCTTCGGCCGCCGTCAGCGTCTCAAGCTGGCCGTCGACCGCCTGGATGCGCTCGGTCATCGTGCCGATCGCCAGCGTCTCGGCGTCGTTTAGATCACGGTTCTCGTCGAACGAGGCCTGCATCGCAGCCTCGCAGTTC